ATGAAGTTAGATGTGAATTGGCAAGCGGCTTTTAACATCATACATAGTCTTGAAAAAGCGGGCTATGAAGCGGTCATTGTTGGTGGCGCAGTACGAGATTATTTACGAGGGCATCTAGCGAATGATGTCGATATCGCAACGAGTGCTTTACCTGAAGAGGTGAAGGCGGTTTTTTCACGCACAGCAGATGTCGGAATCGCTCACGGTACTGTGTTAGTCATTCATCCGCTCAGTCCTGTTGAAGTGACGACATATCGTACGGAAGGCAGTTATGCAGATCATCGTCGACCTGATGACGTGCAGTTTGTACGTTCCCTAGAAGAGGATTTAAAGCGCCGTGATTTCACGATTAATGCGATGGCAATGCGGGCGTCAAAAGAAATAGTCGATTTATACGGTGGACAAAGTGATTTAAAAGCACAATTAATCCGGGCAGTTGGAAATGCTAGTGACCGCTTCGCAGAGGACGCTCTTCGTATGCTTCGTGCTATCCGTTTTAGTGCTCAGCTTGGATTTGCGATTGAAGAAGAGACTTTCAAAGCCATTCGTAAGCAAGCAGCAGATCTAAGCTATATTGCTAAGGAACGTATTAAAGCAGAATTCGATAAAATATGGACGAGTGCAAATGCCAAAGAAGCGATTTACTATGTAAATGACACGCAGCTTGTAGACTATTTACCTGTGGAGTTTTCGGGAAATGCAAACGCTTGGAGCAATTTTGAAAGTCGTGGCAATCCAATGAATGGTTGGGCATTTTTAATTTTATTACAACGAGATGAAAATGCACTGCAACTCTTGAAAGCATTTAATTGTTCGAACAAAGAAAAAGTCTACGTTCAGCAAGTATTACAAGCGTATAAAAGACGGATAACACCCGGTTGGACTGCTCGAGATTATTTTGAATTTGACTTACCTGTCTTAGAAATTGCGAATGATTTTGCGGAAAAATTAAATCGTAATATTGATAATTTAAATAGTTCTGAAATCCCACACAAGAAGAAATTACTAACCATTCAATCTCGTACAGAAATCGCTGTAAATGGTCGTGATTTGATGGAGTGGAGTGGTAAAAAAAGTGGCCCGTGGTTAAAAGTAGTAATCGATAAAATGGTCGATGAAATACTATCAAATAAGCTTGTCAATGAACGACAACATATAAAGGAATGGTTTTTGAATGAGTATACGAGATAGGTGTCAAAACACTTATATATAAGCGTTCTAAGACCAAATAATTTGTTGAATTCCGAACAGGTGACTAAAAAGCGACCAAATTATAAAACGTCGTCTAATAAGTCACCTGTTTTTGCTTTGTCTTTCTTGGTCAAATGACTATAAGTATTTAATGTTTCCTGAATATTTGAGTGTCCTAACTGTTCCTGTATAACTTTAAAGTTTACATTTTGACTTACCATGTAAGAAGCCCAAGAATGACGTAATCCATGGAAATTTAGATGTGGTAAGTTATATTTTTTGATAAAGTTACTCCACCGTTGGTTTATATTGTGTGGATGATTAGGAAACCCGTCATCTCTTGTTAGTAATAAATTTATCGGTCTTCCTTCGTTTGTTAAGGGATTCCATGAATATCCGTGAGCTTCTTTTAATTCATCTTGTTTTTTTGCATGAACCTTAAGTTCATCCATAAATTTTGATGGAACACTAACAACTCTGGATTTTTTATTCTTAGTTGGACCTAAAAAGTATTTTTTTTCTTCTTTATCGAACTGTAAAGTTTTATCGATTAATATTGTATTGTCTGTATAATTTAAACACTCTATCCTTATTCCAGCTATCTCTGCCATTCGTAGCCCAACGAGTAAAGCTAATTTTACGGATATTTGAAATTTTATATCGGTATTTTCTAATGCAGATAATAATACCTTCATTTGTTCTTTGTCATAAAATTTTGTTTCTCGGTTTCTAACCTTGTCTTTTGGTTCATCTACATTCTCCATAGGATTTTCTTTAATAAAACCCCATTTTATAGCTCTAGAAAAAATACTTTTAAGCGCCATGTATTTTCCGTTTAAACTTTGCTTCCCCTCATTTTTTTGTTTGTTAAAGAATTCGACAATGTGGAATGTCTTGATTTTGTGAAGCTTTACTTTTCCGAATGCATTTATTACATCATTTTTTAAGTAATAAGAGTAAGTGGTTCTTGTTCCAACTGTCAATTCCGTACGTACATAATTATCAAACCAACGCTCTACAAATTTTTCGAAAGTGATATTCTCCAATTCAAAGTCTTTTTTTGTAGTCGCAACCTCAACCTCAAAATCCCTTATAGCTTTATTAACAGTGCGTTCTGATAAACTATTCAATGTTACTGTTTTAAATTTTCTTAGTCGTTTTCCTGTCTCCTCGTTGTAACCTAGTTCAACTGTCATTTTTATTCGTGGTTTTCCGTTTTTTGCTGGATCTAGTTCTACGTAACTTGCCATTAAAATTTCCTCCTAATTTTCTGTAAAAGAAAAGAGCAACAGCTTTGGTTACTCCTTGACGAATAAATAATTATAAATAATTAAAATTTATATTCTGTGCAGTCACCTCCTTAAATTCACGATATTTAGTGGATTAAAAATAATTTTATAATCGCCATGATTTTTATATAAACCATATTTCTGTGAGTAATGTTTTAAGGCTTGTTCTAGATATTTTGGAGTGATTTCTAAATGAAAACAAATATCATCAATTGTCCAAAATTCATTATTATTACATTCGATTAGTTTTTCTAAAGGAACTATTTTTTCATATCCCCATCTCCTTGCTGTCAATTCCAACTTTTTATTTCGTATATCTTGTAAATCTATAATATTACCGTATGTTGTTTCATAGTGACCAATTTCTTCTGCAAGAACGCAATGCTTTTCGTTATGTTTAAGATGTTTATTAAGTAAAATTATATTATCGTAATACAATCCCGATAAACCATTTGGTAAATCTGCTGTCATAATTTTTATGTGGGAGTATTCAGAAACTAGAGAATTCATAACCATAAAAGCACCTCATTATCTACGTTGTGATTTAATAAAGTCTATATACTTTTTAATGTTTTCAAGTTCTTCATCAGTAACATCGTCATCAATATGTGCTGCTATTGTTTCGATTTTTGGATTATGTAATTCGGATTCTTTGTTCACCTCACCAAAGAAATATTGTCCTTTTACTCCAAAATAGTCAGCTAAAATTCTTACAGAATCTAATTTAGGATCCGCATCCCCATTTTCCCAACGACTAATAGAACTTTTGCTCAATTTTGTATTATATTTCTTATTTAAATTATCTGCCAAGTCTTCCATTGACAGTTTACAATCTGTTCGTAATTTTTTTAATGAATTTCCGAAATTAGACATTTGTTATTCTCCTTTGTAGGGATAAAGTAAATTACTGTTCATGTTATTTATATCTAATATATTATAGGTATTATTCCATAAATGCAACATTTAATTCAAATATTGTTCCGAAAACGGGAAAATATTTATTGACATATTATTTAATAGGATTTAAGATAAAGATGTTCCAAATATGGAACGGAGGTGAAAAAATGGCAAGTATGTCTATAGATGTTGAAAGACGGAGAAATCCATACAGAAAATTAAAAGCATTCATTGTTGAAAAAGGTTTATCTCAAAAAGAAGTAGCGAATTACTTGGAAAAGTCTCAAAGTGCTCTTAATCAAAACTTAAACGGAACTGGTGGTGATTTTTCTTTATCGGAAGCAAGATCGCTGATGGAGAAATATAAGGTTCCGGCAGAATATTTTTTTGAAATTTAAGTTCCGTTTACGGAACGTTAGGAGGTGAAATGTATTGCGTAAGATACGAGGAGTTGAAAAACTTGTTGAATATTTAAAAAACATGGACTGTCCAATGTCGAGAGCTACAATCTATCGATTATTGAGAACAAAAGAAATCCCTGTTTGCAGACCAGCGCCGAGGGTTATTATTTTCGACCTTGATGAAATAGACAAATGGCTTAGTGGTGCAGCGTAAAAAACAGTTAAACCATAAGGAGGAAATAAAATGACTCAATTGCAAATCTTTAAAAACGAATTATTCGAAGTTGGTGCAAAGGTAGAAGGGGAACAAGTTTTATTCGATATTGAACAAGTTGCAAAATGTTTAGGTATTACTGATAAGAAAAACGGAACTGAATATGTCAGATGGAATCGAGTAAATAGTTACCTTCCGAAAAATTCTCCACAAGTGGCGAAAGGTAGTTTAGTTCCAGAACCACTCGTATACAAATTAGCTTTCAAAGCTTCAAATGAAGTAGCTGAACAATTTCAAGATTGGCTAGCAATTGAGGTTCTTCCACAGATTAGAAAAACAGGTTCCTATACAACCAACAGCATGGAGCTAGCTTTACAAGCAGCCTTAACTCACGAAAGGGAAATCAAGGTTATCAAAACGGATGTTGATTATCTGAAAAATAATATGCGAATTGACTCGTTACAACAACAAGAAATTCAACAAACAGCTAAGCGATCTATTGTTCATGCTCTAGGTGGTAAAGACTCGATAGCTTACAAGGAAATTAATAAAAAGGCATTCTCAGCATTCTGGAATGAGTTTAAACAATATTTCAAAATTCCACGGTACGGTGACTTACCAAGAATGAAGGTGAGTGAAGCAATACGATTTATCGAATTGTGGAGGCCATCTACTGCATTGCAAATGGAAATTGATAGTTGTAATAGTCAGATGCAATTTTAAACATAAAAGGAGGAGTGAGTGTGGAGCAAAGTAAAAAATCCTCACATGCTGCTGGAACAACGGGTGAGGAAGGTTATAAGACATTAAGGCAAACCGTTATGGAATCGAACGATGAAGATTTTATTAATTGGTGTATCAAAGAACAAAATAAGAGCCTATACGTATCTTTGTTGGCTCTAGGAATAGCAATAATGGCTCTTATCGTAACCCTTAACGCATATTTGTAAAATAATTTATCGCTAAAGCTAAGCCACTAATGATTAATGCCAATACGGCGATTATTCGGGTCACTATCAAATTCCCTTGATTCCACATAGCTTTTTTACCGTCAGATGTTACCGTGTACCAATTGCTATGAGTAGGAAGTGGAAAACCATGAACATCAACACATTGATCATTTATTGGGGTAATGAAAATGTTATCCATCATGTAGTCAAGATGTTTGTATTTTGGACGGATTCTAACTTTACCGAAAGTAGTAGCGAACTGTAATTTCATATAGATTGAAAAATTCATTATGTATCACCACCTTCGTGGTTAATTATAGCAAACTCAAAAATATTAAGGAGGAAATCAAATGTTTACAAATGTAGAAAGCACAGAGTTAATCAGCAATGTTCGCAATATCATGGATGAGTTAGAAAAGCGATTAGATCCATCTTATGTGGCTGAGCAAGAAAAGGCTGAAGTTGATGGTCAAAACGTAATCCAACATAAAGGGTTGAAGTTGAAGAAGGTTGAACGTGAGGCTCGTGAGGGGGATTATGCAGTATTTAATGGTGTAAATGATATCACCACTCTTAATGGCAAACCTTATCTTGTATTTGTTGTAAAAAGTGAACCTCAATACGAGGGGGAAACAGGTGGCAATCTTGATGTTTACGGATGGAATGTAACTTGTCCAAAACCAGCAATTTACGAACCAATCGGTCACTGCAAGCCTGTGGAGTATGAACCACCTTTCCCAGAGGTACTCACACCAAACGAACAGCGAGCATTGTTGATTAAGCAGGCTAAGGAGTTTGTGGATGGACATACACAAAAAACAATTACATCAACAATGAAGCGTGGCATTGGTTTCAGATGTTGGGTAGTAGAAGAACGATTCGTATCCAACGCAAATAAACGTACAGTAGTTTGCCTTTTGAAAGGTGTAAATTCTTCTCGTGTACACTCAAAAGGCATAGCCAAATGCGCCCCAAATGACGTATTCAACGAACACATTGGACAAGCTATCGCATTAGCTAGAGCGCTTGAAATTGAAGTACCTGAAGGATTTTTGAAGGCAGTACAACCGGATGAGGTTGTTGTAGGACACATAACTCGAGGTAATAATACTGGTCGTATTTATACGATTTCCTCAATAGTCGGGGATAAATTATTTGCGAAAGAGCACGTAGGAGAAGAATACACAAGAACTAATGATATAACAATCATCGACGACACAAACGCAGAGTACAACAATGCATAAAACAGCACTATACCGATTCCGAAAAAGCTTACACCTTAGACCGACACAATGCGCGAATGCTTTAGGAATCTGTGAAAAATCATATCAATTGAAAGAATACAACCGCAGAAATTTCACCTTAGAAGAGGCATTTAATCTAGCAAACTATTTAAAGATTACGATGGAGCAACTATTCAAACTCGTCAAGGAGGGATAATTGTTGAATGTCCGCAATGGGGATTGGCGCAAAATGTCGGGGTGGGAACGTTATTGGACAATATGTAAGGCGTATCAGAGAACTCAAATTAGATGGGGAGGATTAAGAAAATGAAATCTACAGGTATCGTTCGCAAAGTTGATGAATTAGGTCGCGTGGTTATTCCGGTTGAATTACGCAGAGGTTTAGGAATTGAAGAAAGAGAACCGCTAGAAATCTTTGTGGATGGCAATCAAATTGTTCTTCAAAAGTATCAACCAAACACTGAAAAAGATGAAGTATTAAAAGGGCTTGAACAGTTAAATGCAAACGCAAAAAGTGCATATGCAACAGAAATAATCAACCGTGCAATGAAACTAATTAAATAATTGGAGGGATACAGAAATGAAACCATATTTAATTTTAGAAGATGGTCCACATGAAGTGGTGAATATCAGTTATTTCGATGGTGCAATTAATTCAGTTACGTATAAAAACGGTGATGTTCTTAATCTTGCTTATGACAAGGAGTATTCTGTTACACCTACTGTATATTCCATTGAAAACCTAGAAGATAGCATCGTGTGGAAGGATAACGCAATTACCAAGAAATTAGAAACGTTGTTAGAAGATGAACTCGAAACGCTAAATGACTGGTCACATGCAGGTATGCAAGAAAACGACTTGGAATTAATGCTAAAAGCACAAGTCCAATACAATATGCAATCAGCAAAAATTGATGGCATCGAAGCTGCACTCGAATTAGTACAAGGTGGCGAATAGCATGAAAAACGGTAAACGATTAACAATTGCTGAGCACGAGCACCTACAGTCAATGAATATAAACAGTGACAATTGGTTGATGAGTAAAAAGCAATCAAACATTTGGACAATCGTCCACAGAAATACTAACCAAACTAAACAGGTATTAGCACCTTAAAAGAATGGAAAGAATGGAGGGTAAATAACATGCCAGATATCGAACATCCATCTATTACAATGGCACGTGCAACAGGGTATCCCACACAGCAGCATAGTGAATTTGAAGTGGCTCGTGAAAATGATCATCCAATTGAAGATTGTTTTGGTACAGAAATTCAAACAGGCGATAAATATTTTGTAATTGGAGATTCAATCGTTTTGGAAGATAACATCGATGATTATTTAATTGAGGTATTAGGTGCTGAACTGAAACAAGCTGAGTAAATGGAGAGGTGAAAACGTGTGGAAAAACGTTATTACATTACACCAGAAGACTACGAAAAAGCTAAATTAAACGGTATCGAAAGACAACGAGTGTATCAACGTGTAAATCAGTGTGGATGGGATGTCGATAAAGCGATTCGTGAACCACTTATGACTGGTAATGAGCGTAGATGTCATCCTAAAAAGTATCAGGATATTGCTGAAACAAATGGTATTGATTATCCAACTTATAAAAGTAGGTTGAGTCGTGGTTGGGGATATTTTAGAGCATCTACACAGCCGATGAGATCTAGAGGAAAGAAGGTTAAATGAAATGAGAGAGATTAAGTTTCGAGGCAAGGCTAAAAACAATATTTCCATGGATGATGGTGAATGGATTTATGGTTATTTTAGAAAATGGTTTAACTCTTCGGATGGTAAAGAATATGGATTTATTAGCGATGGTTACGCCAATGTTTGGGAAGTTGATTTGAATACAGTTTCTGAATACACAGGCTTAAAGGACGAAAATGGCAAGGAGATTTTTGAAAACGATATATGCAAGAACATGTTAGGTATAAAAGGTTATATCGTGTTTGATATCGATAAAGGTGGCTACTGTATTGAAAACAAAGAAGGTTTTTTCAAACTTAGCTATCATTTAGAGGTTTTAGGTAACATCTACGAAAACCCGAAGCTACTAAACGAAAAAACTCGCTAAAGTTGGCAGACTTTAACGAGCGCTCAAAAAATATTTATCTAGTAACAATATAACACAATTAGGAGTGAATTATACATGAAATTCGATTTATCAATCAAGGGTGCAACGCTTCAAGCACAGGATGCACAATCAGAACATTTAACTGCAGCAATTGAAGGTTTTTTTAAGGTATTAGGAACAGAGGTAGAAACAAAAAAACAATCTATTACTAATATTATTCACCCTTTAAAGGAAAAGGAGAAGCCAACAGTTCAATCTACTCCAACTGAGAAGGTGGCTGTTAAATCAGAAACAGTTGAAACAGCTCAGAAGAGTTCACGTCAGTTGCCTTTAACAGGTTCGACTGAGACTTTAACTCACAAGCCATTTGAGGTATTAGCACAATTACAAAACGATGTTCGTAAATCAAATGAGGGGCATGATTTATACCGTTCTCACTATGATTGCCCAGATTGTGGCCACAGTGGTACAAGATACAACCGAGCTACTAATTGGTTCATGAAATGTCATTCGTGTGCTACGAAAATCATGCAAGAGTCAGCTGTATTAGACAGTGATCCAGAAAACCCAACTGCTGATAATAACGGTAACTACTTTATTGGTAGAGACTACTTTGAGGAGGCTGAATAATGCCGAGTTTATATGAATTAACAGGCTCCTTCATGCAAGTTCAACGATTGATAGAGGAAGGCGAGGACTTTGCAGATACTCTTGAATCGTTAGAAATGATTTACGAGGACAAACTCGAAGGCTATGGAAAAGTCATTCGAAACCTTGAAGGTGATATCGCTTCATATAAAGCTGAGGAAAAAAGGATTGCAGATCGTCGTAAAGTTTTAGAAAACGGATTAGCAAGGATGAAAGCAGCAGCGTTCGATAGCTTGAAATCTACAGGTCTAAAATCTGTGGAAGCCGGAACATTTAAATTTAGTGTTAATAAAAGCCAAGCTTCTTTAAACGTAACTGATCAGTCATTAATTCCAAAATTATATTTCATTGAGCAAGAACCAAAATTGGATACAGCACTTTTGAAAGAAGCTGTGAAAAATGGTGAAGTACCAGGTGCTTCATTAACCAAAGGTGAGTATTTGAAAATTAGGTGAGGAAGGTGAATAACAATGACAGAACATCAATTTTCATTTGAAACACACAATGCACTCGATGTTGAAGAAGGACGTAATCAATCTTAAAGAACGTCTATACAATTCAAGCGTTACAGGAGTTGCTGAATCAGAAAACCGAAAAGGAGAGAATTATTAATGTCAAAAGTACAACTAAATCAAAAGGAACAACATTACGCAGATACTCGTGAGCAAGCGGAGGAAATTGTATCGGCTGCTAAAGAAAATGAAGATTTAATGATGCACAAAATTACTGAGAAATTTAATAAATATGGTGTATATTTCTTAATCGATTTGCAGTATACGTTCAGCACTCCTAAAGAAGTAATGGAGAGCCGTCCACAAAGTGATGGTGCGCCAGATGGTCAAATGAGTCTTGAAGAAGGTATGGAATATACAGTTGATCCAGACGGAAATGTTTCTATTATCGATGGCCCATCCTCAGATTTAGATGGAGAATTTATTGAAGACAACCTGGAAGAAATCGAAGTGCCAAAAACATCGCCATTTGAAGACGATAAATCCGATTTACCATTTTAATAGATTAGGAGTGTGGAAGAAATGCAGATTACAAATGGTGCTGAAATTAAAAAAAGTAAACAAGCGAAAGTTATCACATATTCAAAACCAGGTGACGGTAAAACAACAGTGGCTGGATTACTACCTGGGAAAACTTTAGTACTTGATATCGATGGTACAAGCCAAGTTTTAGAAGGTTACGCAAATGTAGATGTTGCAAAAATCGATGCAGAAAATCCGCATGATAGCATATTGAAATTTTACGCTTATGCAAAAGCGAATATTGATAAATACGATAACATTTTCGTTGATAATTTAACACATTATCAAAAGTTATGGCTACTAAAAAAGGGTGAGACCACTAAAAGTGGTATGCCTGAATTAAAGGATTACGCTTTATTGGACAACCATTTATTAAAGTTAGTTGAAACATTTAACAGCTTAAATGCAAATGTAATTTTTACAGCGTGGGAAACGACACGTGAAATTACAGAAGAAAATGGTCAAAAATACACGCAATTTGTTCCAGATATTCGAGATAAAATTGTAAATCACATCATGGGCATTGTGCATGTAGTTGCAAGGTTAGTAAAAAAAGCAGATGGCACGCGAGGTTTTATTCTTGAAGGTAATCAGAGTATTTATGCGAAAAATCATTTAGATCAACGTAAGGGTTGTGTACAAGAAGAATTAATAAAAGTCGGCAGTGAGCCTTCCACAAATAAAGAAGAAAAGGGAGAGGAAAAATAATGTCATTTTTTAAAATGGATGAAGTAGAAGAGGTAAAAGGATTTAGCCCAATCGAAAAAGGTGATTATGAAGTAACTGTTTTGAATGCAGTGGGAAGTGTTGCAAAAAGTAGCGGAAAACCAAAATTGGAAGTTGATTTTGAAATCCGTTCAGATGTGACGCAGAATCATCAAGGTGCCAAAATTCAATACAATACATTTACTTTTGAACACCCAACTGCAAAAGGTATCGCTAAATCATTTTTTAAAGCTTGCGGAATGCCAGATAACTATAATCCTGCAAGTGTGGAGGGTATGGCAAAAGACGTTTTAGGAAAAACGCTAGTTATCTACGTTACCCAAAAGAAACAGGATGACGGTAGAGAATTCCCTAAAGCTTCAAGTTACAAAGTGTCTAATGTGAACGCACCACAACCAACACATGCACCAGTAATTGTGGGGGATTCTGATTTGCCTTTCTGATTAAAGGAGTGTAAATGATGAATGAAAAAATAAAATGGCTTCCTGTAGTAGGTTATGAAGGATTATATGAAGTAAGTAATTTAGGTGAAGTTAGAACTTGTGAAAATAAAGTCACTTACACCAAAATGCATGGCGAACGTAAATGGAAGCAACGCATCCTCAAAAACAAAACACCGAACGGTAGAGATGTCAGAGTGAGCTTGTGGAAAGTTGGAGAAAATAAAGAATTTCTCGTACATCGATTAGTTGCCGAAGCATTTATAGAAAAAGTGGATGATAAAGAGTGTATCAACCATATAGATGGAGATCCAAGGAATAACCGAGTGGAGAATCTTGAATGGTGCAACCACACTGAAAACAATAACCATGCATTTGATAATGATCTAATGTCTACTAACAAAAAAGTGATACTAGTTGATAAAAAGACAAGTGAACCTGTTTTGTTCAGAAGTCTTGCAAAAGCAAGTTTGTTTCTAGGGCATACAGAAGGTTATTTATCACGAGAAATAAAGAAAGGTAATTCAACAGTCAAGGGTTTCGAAATCTATTTAAAAGCAAATTAAAACTTAATAGAGAGGTCGGTTTTTAGCTGGCTTCTCTTTTTTATACCAAAAAACAGTGAATGAGGTGGAAAAATGAGTGGAAAAGTGAAGATTAGTCGTGAAATTTCGGAAGCATTGGACACGGTTTTACCAAATGGAAATATCAGTGGTTGCATAGAAGCTCATGTAAGAGGTTGGGATTATGAAGTTAAGAAACCTTTAAACAATCTTACGACAGAGGAATTCGCTAGGTGCTGTTTAGTTGGTTACGAAATCGAGCAAACACCAGAAGAAAAGCTCGTGAATCATTATAAAGAATGCATATACAGTCATACAACAGATGACCGAATATACGCAAGAGGGTTAAAGAAAGCAGTTGATATTTTAGGGTTAGAGATTAAAGGTATCAACAAGTAGGAGGGCAACATGAAAGAAAATCCATATAACTTTAACGAAATTCCTGCTGAATTAAAAGCCCTCCCTCAGTGGATACTTTGGCGAAAGGAAGAACGTGACGGTAAACCTACCAAAGTTCCATACCAAGTGGACGGAGAAATGGCTCAAGCAAATAACCGTCGAACATGGAGCACATTTGCGACTGCCGTGAAATTCTATTTGGATGGCGAATATGACGGAATAGGGTTCGTGTTTTCTAGGCAAGACAATTACATCGGTATAGATATCGATAAGTGTGTTGTAGATGGCAATGTAAATACATTTGCAAATGAAATTATTGATACTCTCGATAGCTATACAGAATTTAGTCCATCGGGTACAGGGATCCATATCATTGTCAAAGGGAATCTTCCACAGAATGTGATTGGTACAGGACGTAAAAATACGCAGCATGGTTTAGAAATATACGCACATGGCCGTTATTTTACCTTTACGGGGAATAAAGAAAACTCGAATGAAGTAATTGAGCGAACGGATGAGTTAGCTGAAGTATTCGAAAAGTACTTTGATGATAGCGATATCCAAGGTCGGGTTAACTTAGCTGAATTTGAAAAAGATGAAATCAAAATTTCGAATGAATCATTATGGGAGAAAATGTTCCGCAGTAAAAATGGTGACGAGATCCGTAGTTTGTACAACGGTAATTTAATCAAAGATGACCATTCAGGAAGCGACTTAGCTCTATGTAATCACCTTGCATTCTGGACTGGCAAGAGCGCAACTAGAATGGATACAATGTTCCGTGAAACCTCTCTAATGCGTGATAAATGGGATATTATTCACCATTCAAGTGGAGAGACGTATGGTGAACGAACAATTGCTGAAGCAATTACATCTACTACATCCACAATATTGGATGATAAGCAGCAGTATGATGAATTTTCTTTTGACTTTCACAATGTTGATGTAGAAGTTGTGGAGGATAAACCGAAAAAGAAATTCCGTCTGAACGAACTCGGAAATGCCGAAAGAATCGCTCATGAATATGGTCACGTTATCAGATATGTAGGTGATATAGGATGGATGATATGGGACGGCAAACGATGGAAATTCGATAATAAAAAGCAAATTGAAAGAATCGCAAATAAAGTATTGCGTGAATTGGAAAAATCAGAAGATGAATTTGAACGAAAATGGGCACGTTCGTGTGGCAAACGAAATATACGCATGAATAGTATCAAGGATTTAATGCCATTGGTACCAGCAGAGCGAGAAGAATTTGACCGTCATAAATTTTTATTTAACGTTGAGAACGGAACTATTAATTTGAAAGACGGTAAGTTGCAGCAGCATGATCGTGAGCTTAGATTAACCAAAATATCAAATGTTGCATTCGACGAAAAAGCAGAATGTCCAACGTGGTTAAAATTCCTAGACCAAATTTTTAAAGGCGATAAAGAGTTGATTGAGTACATGCAGTGTTTAGTTGGATATTCACTCACTGGAGATATATCCGAACAGTCGATGTATTTCTTGGTCGGTGGCGGCTCAAATGGTAAATCAACGTATGTCAATGCGGTGAAAAGCCTACTCGGTGATTATGGATTGCAAACGAAATCGGACACGTTCATTAAGAAAAAAGACACAGGTGCAAACAACGATATTGCTAGATTAGCAAATGCTCGATTTGTATCGGCCGTCGAATCAGAAGAAGGAGAAAAACTGCAAGAATCACTTGTCAAAACAATTACCGGTGGAGAGCCGATTTTAGCACGATTCTTACGACAAGAATTTTTTGAGTTTTTGCCCGAATTTAAAGTGTTTTTTACCACAAATCATAAACCAGTCATCGGCGGAGTTGATGACGGTATATGGCGAAGAGTAAAAATCATTCCATTCACTTTAAGTCTAAAACCACACGAACGAGATAAAAAACTTGAAGAAAAGCTATCACTAGAAATGCCAGGGATATTAAATTGGGCGATTGAAGGCTGCTTGAAGTGGCAGAAGTCGGGATTAAAAGAACCTCGGGTGGTAGTGGATGCAACAGGCAATTATAAAGAAGATATGGATATTTTAGCGCCATTTTTAAACGAAGTTTGTTACATTGATGAACCAAAAAATGAATCGATAAAAATCGAAGCAAAAGAACTATACAACGTCTATGACAGTTGGTGTTATAAATCGGGTGAACGTACTTTAGGGAATCGCTCGTTTTACCGAATGTTGGAAACGAAAGGGTTTGGAAAAACGAAAGGTGCCAAAAATAAAACATTTTTGACTGGAATTACTTTGAATGAGCGCGCGCCGGATAGCAAAACGGTTGTTGAAAACGCAGAAGCAAGTGTTTTTAAGTTAACTTAGCGGCTTATTATTTGGGGTAATTTGTAAAACGGCGTTTTTGTAAAGTAGTAATAAAAAACGCCGTTTGACAGTAATTACCTTAAATGAACGAAAATCAGTTAGTGAAGTTGTTACCGAAAACGATAAAATAGGTGGTTTTAAGTTAGTTTGACAACCTTTTTAATGTTTAAATAACCTTTAATAATTTCTTAGAAAATCAGTCATACCAATGGTTTTAGTGTTGTTTATTACTACTATAGTTATTTTAGTTATTGGGATATTAGTTAATAAAAAATAAAAAAAATATATATATAGTCTCTTAAGAGCGCTAACCAGATTTCTCGATAACCAAACTAACTTTCGAAGTAAAAAACAGGCTTGAACCATTGATGCTACAACGTTTTTAACGGGTTATTTTAGATAACTATTGGTTGTTATAAGTATAAAACAGGCTTTCACTCAATCACTTAGATAACCAGAAGGGATTATAAAACTATGCAAATGTTAAAAATCCTATCCGACATTTGGAAATCAGGTGCAAATATTTATCTTGATGAAAAAGATGGTCGTATTGCGATTGATAAACAAAAATTAATTCCTGCTGAAGTTATGCAACAAGCGGAACAAAATTTTCAAGCAATTGATGATTGGTTCAAATCATGGCAAAACGAAAGTGCTGAAAATATCACACTCATGAAAATGGTTCATCAAATTTGTGGTTGGCAGCACAACGAGAAAATGAATAAATGGTTATGTTCGGAAATCGATTCTCTCTTACTATTCGATGAATGGATGGTAGAACTCACTAAAAACGGTTGGAAGGATGTATACGAGGACTATCGACAATTCGAAAACAATGTATCAAAGGTAATAGCGCAAGAGCTTTACAGGTTAGCTTGCGTGTATGCGAAAAGGAAGTGACAAGTTGATTCATTACCATTACACAGATACAGAAATGAATAAAATCTTAAAAACTCTCACGATAATCATAGATACAAGAGAACAGAAGAATACTCATATCCTCGATTATTTACGTCAAAAGGATATTCCATTAAAGATTCAAAAACTGGATTACGGTGATTACTCTGCTATGATTCCTAAAAATGAAGAACTTGGTATACAACGAGATATTTATTTGAATAGCGCCATAGAACGTAAAGCGCATATGGATGAGATATGCGGCAATTTGCAAAAAGATACGCAGACTGCATTTGAAAATGAATTAATCCGTTCGCAAAAAGGCAGGTTTGTTTTATTTGTGGAGGACATTGAGCAATATTCAAAACTAATAAAAGGTGAATACAGAAGTCGCTACGACCCTAAAGCGTTATTAGGTCGATTGGAATCGTTTCAAGCGAAGTATAATTTCGAAATTGTACCAGTGAAACAAACTGAAATGGGTAATCGAATTTACCATCGATTTTATTATCAAGCTAAATACTGCTTGAAACAGGGTGCATTTTAATGAGGTTGAAGAATAACAACTAATGCTGAGGAGTGGTTGCTCCATGAAAAAAGGCTCTGAATTTATGGCTAAAGTATACGTGCATAAGGTTAATAAAAAGGAATTACCTACTGTTATCGAAATGAACGGTGAATTATATAGCTTGCTGCATAAAACGCAAAGGGGGAGTCACCAGTGTCTAATAAGCAAAAGCAAATCAAAGTAGCGCAAATGAAAGAGGGTATTGAATTTGCATTATGTGAGATTAATAGACCAAGACCAATGATTGTCGGTGTAGGTGCTATTACGGTGAGTGTGACTTTGTTTATGCAGATGGTTGATTATATTGAGAAATTGGAGGGGCAGTTGGATGGGCGAGAAGGTTAAGGTTAGTAAAGATGTTGCTGAGGCCATTGAGGAAATAAACGCAACTATGAACGATTGTGGCGTCCCACTCTTTAAAGTGGCTTGGGAATTCTACAATCACGACGGAGTTGACAAAAAATTTACAGTGATTAGTGAATTTGTAAATGGAGATACTGATCAATTTATCAAACTTATGTTGAGTGAAATCGTTGTCGAGCAAACGCCGGAGGAAAAGATACTAGCTGAATACAATTGGCGTAAACCATTAAATTGTGGTGTTGAAGGCGGAATTTACCGAGAAGGTATTGAGTTTGTTTTAAATGCATACAACATTCAAATCAAAGGAGTAAACGCATGACCATCCCAGAAGAAATCCTAGCAAATCCAATATTAAGAAAAGTACAAGAAAAATTCGAACTTCAAACAGCAAAAGGATTAGCTAAGTATGGTGAGACAGTTAATCCATCTAGTTACTCTGTGGAGGGTTGGCTCAATCATTTACAACAAGAATTGATTGACGGTGCGGTGTATGTAGAAACGGTATTGAGTAAATTTAATGAAGTTGAACTGATTCAGGAGAATGAGCGATTACGTGAGACATTAGGGAAAATCGCTAATCACAATATCTATGTAATTCCACAAATAGAGGTAAGAGAAATGGCTCGTAAAGCATTGGAGGAATCTAAATGAATCTAACTAAATTATTCGAAATGCAAAAGGTGCTAGATCAAGATATTGAACGTAATCACCCTATTGTGGAAGGTGAGGATCGTTTAGTTAAAAAGATAATCGCCTTGCAACAAGAATTAGCTGAAGTGGTACAGGAGTTACCAGAGGTCTTTAAATTTTGGTCCAACAAAAAGAATAACTACGAGAATGCACTTAAAGAATATGTAGACACTATTCATTTCTTGTTATCTCTAGGTAATGACATTGACTTTGATTTCAACACAACTTTGTATCCTAATTATCAATTCGATGAGGGTATAGAAGTTATGGTATGCGAAATAAACATGTGTATATCTAATTTGTATTTAGGTCGTTTATCATCTAAGACTTATGTTCATAGTGTATTCAATGCTGTTTTATCAAGTTTCATGGTTTTAAAACATCTACTAGGATTCACTGATGAGCAAGTAGAACATGCCTACTTGGAGAAAAATCAGATTAATTTTGAACGTCAGAAGAGTGGTTATTAGTGGATGGTTAAAGGATTTAGTATAACAAGGAAGGTGAGAAAATGAAGATTTTAAACTTATATTGTGGTATTGGCGGTAATCGTAAATTGTGGGGAGATGAACACGAAATCACCGCAGTTGAATTAGACGAAAACATTGCTAGAGTTTATCAAGATCTTTTTCCTAAAGATAACGTGATTATCGGTGATGCTCATGTGTATTTACAAGAACATTTTAATGAATTTGATTTTATTTGGACAAGTCCACCATGTCAGACACATAGCAGTTTTAGGCAAAACATTGGAGTCCGTTTTAGAGGCGTAAAAGCAATTTATCCAGATATGAAGTTGTATCAAGAGATAATATTCTTGCAACACAGCTTTAAAGGAAAATACGTTGTGGAGAACGTGAATCCTTATTACACACCTTTAATTGAACCTAACACGGAATTGGATAGACACAAGTTTTGGTGCAATTTCAATATTGATGAAAAGGAATTTGAGAGACCTAAGTTGCGCGCCGCACAAATACCGCAATTGCAAGAAGCATACGGGTACGATTTATCTAATTATAAACTGCCGAACAAAAGACAAGTATTAAGAAATTGCGTTCTTCCAGAGGTGGGTAAGCACATTTTAGATAGCACAGCCGTTTGATTCAAATTCCTAGAGAATAAACAACGTCATATATTTTTACCCATAAAAGGAACGTATGCTCGTGTATGTGAGGTTTTAATACTAGATTGGTATATTTTATCATCGAAAGTTTAAAACCTCTCAGAACGTCCGAAAAGCACTAAATACGATGTGTCAACAATTCAGTACGAAAGGCGGGTGTTGTACATGCATGAATGGTTGAAAGATTATAAAAAACTTGAAGAAGAAATTACCTATCTTGAATTTAATCTTGAAATGAATAAACGTGAGTTAAGTCGATGGATAATTGGTGATTTAGCAAAGTATAAATTATCACCAGAATCCAAAGGCGCTCATATTGAAGAAATCATTAAAATTATCGAATGGGAATTAGCTTACAAGATGGATGATCTATTTGAATTAAAAAAACTCATTTGTACATTCAATGGACTAGAATACGAAATACTCTACAATAAGCATGTGGAAGGCAAGACACTCGAAGAGATTGCAGTAGAAATGAGATATAGCACTGGATATGTCAAAGCTAAACATGCTGAAATTATGCGGAAGATGAAATATGCAGAAAAGGTATCATCAAAGTAAAGTACTAAAAAAGTACCTTACTAAGTAGGGACTGAAACTATTGATTTTATGAGTTACGATGGTAGTGTGATATTTCGGTATCGCAGGCGTTTGATTTCCTCCTTTATTGGGCCACTCTTGATTGGGTGGTCTTTTGTTTGCAGGAAAAAACATTTTTTTGTCGAAGTAGTAGACGAAAGGGTGTATAAATTGAATAAGTTAATAAAAATTGTAAAGAAAAATAAGTTAGTGAGTATTTTGATTATCATTATATTAGTTCCCGTAATGATAAATTATTTATTACTAACATGGCATTTCCCTGGTTCGCAAAATGCAGACTGGTTAGGTTTCTTATCGAATTATTCAGGAGGAATTATAGGTGGTATAGTTGCGTTTGTTGTTGCAAATCATCAAGTAAAGATACAAATGGAAGAACAAATTAAAAACGAAGAAGAAGTCACTAGTGTTGCATAAATAAAGACGGAAAATTCTGTCTATTAAAACTTGGGGTTTAGAGCCAAAAAAGGAAACACTTCAATAAAGGCGGCTCCATTCATTTGGTTTTTATTTACAATTATGCGTGTGCGACAACGACAGTTTGCGTTTTATGGAACAGCTTTTCCTTCGATTTTTCGAAGCCAGATGTAGGCTGGTTTCCATAAAGAAGCCCTTAAATATCGGCTGATTTGCAGGATTTTTCGTTTACTCTTGGTTTCAATTTGAGCTAAAACATTCAAGCAAAATACAATGAGGGCAATGAACACTTGGTTGTAAATCGCATTCTCGCTTTGACCATAGAACTTTTTAATGTTGAGATGCTGCTTGATCCATTTGAAAAACAGCTCAATTGCCCAGCGTGATTTGTACATGTCTGAGATTTCATCAGGCTCTAAATCGAAGCGATTCGTAATTAAACAAAGGATATTCCCCTTTGAATCCTTCACTTTGAGTAAGCGGAAATAGTTCTCTGCTCGATTTTGCACGGTGCCAATCAACACCATTTGATCCGACAAAACAGCAGAATCTGCAGGGATTTTAAAATCATAAATTTCCCGGATAACCGCATTCTTTTTCAATCTCGTAAGGAAAAAGAAACCCTCATCTGTCATGCGATCGAAACGTTCATAATCCAGGTAGCCACGGTCGAAAACGTACATGCATTCTCGGTCATCTACCATGACTTCGAGCTGACCACGATCGTGTTCGATGGCATTTGTCAGCACCGCTTTTTCGGGATAAGACGTTCCTTTTTCCATGAACACCAGGCGTAAGTGAAGCTTAACGCCCGCTTTTGTTTTACGAAATTCAGCCCATTTGTGATTCGTTAAATTAAGAGGTAATGTACTCGAATCAATGATTTTTAAAGGTATGACGCTTTTCGAGACATTCGTTTTTTTGTGAATTTGAACGACTAAATCAAGGAAAAGCTGTTGGAAGATGTCTGGATTCATGCCGTTCAATCTGCGTGACAGCTGGGAAATACTGATGGATTCTAAGTTCGTGCCTTTTTGAAGATGCTCGTCGAAAAGACAATCACTCAGCGCGTGCAGACTTTCTGTTTCCTGGAGCTGCGCAAAAAGCAGTAATTTTAAGAATGAATCCGTCGTAAGTTTTTTCGTATAAGCATCTAATTTCATCGTTTTCACGTTTTCTTCAAAAAGTTGAAGATTTATAGGTAAAAACCATTGTCCAAATGATGTTTTTCGTGTAATCTTGTCCATACGTAGTTCCTTTATTAGTGGATTTGGCCGGGTTACCACCTGGCTTTATCCATTATAAAGGACTTTTTTTATGCACAAAACAAGATTATTGAACATTTTGAGTATTTTTAAAACTAAAGTTATTTTAATGCAACGCTAGTGAGAAGAAGTAAATTATATTAACCAGCTTCCAATTTTAATAAACATCACATTTGAGTTGAATAAGATGAGAACCTCTTTAGAAAATGCTTATGGATTAAGAGACTACCTGGATAACTATAATAAAGATTCAATTCAAGATGAAGGTAAAAAGATTAATCTTGATCACTGTGATTATGAAATGGAATTTTTAAATCCTGATAACTGGTTATCCATACATACGTAAGCGCCAAATAATGCCCACCTAGTTTTCAGGTGGGCATTTATGTATGCTTTATTTAGTTTTATTTGGAACATGACATTCTATTGGTATTGTCTTCGACCATGGTAAGAGTTGATCAAGCGCCTCTTCATCCATTTTCTCTATCAAGGGTAATTGTTCAAATACATATGTTAAATAATTCAATGGATTCAGCCTGTTTTCTTTGGCTGTTTCAACGATACTATAAATGATGGCACTCGCCCTTGCACCTCGCATGGACTTAGCGAATAGCCAGTTTTTGCGTCCAATCACGAATGGTTTGATGGCACGTTCGCTTCGATTATTATCGATTTCTAAGCGACCATCTTCTAAAAAGGTTGTGAGTCGATTCCACTGATTAAGACAATAATTAATGGCCGTGCCAAGTGCACTTTTTGGTGCAACACGAGCTCTTTGTGTTTTTAGCCATGTTAAAAAGGCATCTAATACAGGCTTACTGTGCTTTAGACGCTGCTCTTTACGTTTTTCAGGTGTACAATCTCCCAATTCGTTTATGTCTCTTTCGACTTTAAACAATTGATTACAAAATTGTAGACCTTGTTCGGCTGAACAAAGTGTTTGGTTATTTTTAGATTCGGCTGGCATTGCCTTTAGTGCCTCATCTAATTTACGACGCGCATGTGCCCAACATCCGACAAGCTTCACCTTCGGTATATCGTTATAGCCTTGATAACCATCGACATGTAAGAATCCTTCAAAGCCCAACAAGAAAGCTTTTGGATGTTTTCCTGCGCGTGTTTGTTGATAATCATACAAAACAATTGCAGGCACATCTCGTCCTGTTCGATATAACCACATATAGGACTTCGATGTAGCAGGGCGATCTGTTTCAGAAAGCACTTGTAGTGTGGTTTCATCTGCGTGCAACACATTTTTCATTAGAAGATGCTGATGCAGTCGATTATAAAGATGAATGAGCCAATGAGTTGCACCATACATCATCCAGTTTGCGAGTGTTTGACGCGATAAAGAAACACCCAATCGCTCGAATTGTTTCTCTTGGCGATAAAGAGGCATTCCTTCTACATACTTTTGGTTCATAATGTATGCCATCGCTGATGGCGATGCGAGACTTCCAGGATACATTGGTGCAGGCATTTTTGCTGTGACAATAGGTGTTTCTGTACCTTCTCGTTCGCAACGACGACAACTATATACATGACGGACATGTTCCACGACCCTCACTTCTACTGGAATCACCTTCAACTCCCGACGAATTTCCGTGCTCATTTCGTGTGTCATTTCACCACAACACAAACAAACCTGTTCTTCATCAGATAAACGATAGTGAATCGTTTCTGTTGGCAGGTTTTCAAGCATCGCTTCGATTTGGCCTGTACGTTTTTTACGGCGATAAGTAATCGTCTCAACCGTTGGTTCTTCTACCTTTTCATCCGCTGTTATTTCAGCCTCGTTGAAAAGAGCGAGCGCCAATTGATCTGGATTTGTTTTTTCACTTGAAGCACCAAATTTTTGTTGTTGGCTTAGGCGAAATTGTTCTTCAAACCATTTGAGTTTAGCCAGTAGTGTTTCATTTTGTTTTTCCAGTTCCGCATTTTTCGCTGCGAGTTCTTCAATTGTAGATGAGGATACCGTTGTTAATTTTTCCATGTTAAAAAGAATTCGACATCCATTGCCGAATTCCTTTTCTCATATAACAATTTGTGCAGAAATTTTTTCATGTGCTTGCTTCTGTTCGATTGGCAGACCATCTAATAGCCAGTTAAATTGGCGTGGGCTAATCGCCAGCGGCGACTGTTCCAAGTTAGGCCATTGAAAAATCCCTTTTTCAAGCCTTCGGTAATATAGCCAAAATCCATTGTGATCCCAGTGAAGAATTTTAAGTTTATCACGCTTGCGATTACAAAATACAAAGAGGTGAGAGGAAAACGGGTTAAGTTGAAAGCTTTCTTGTACAATCACAGCGAGTCCATCAATGGATTTTCGTAAATCGGTCGGACCGGAGGCTAAATAGACTAGATCCACTGGCGTTCTATTTAACATGGTTTTGAAGCACCTGAACCACTTCACTGAGTATGGCTGAGTCAAAACCGGCAGGTATTTCAATAGAAGCTATTCCGATTTTTACGGTTAATACTGGTAGATTGATTGGTGTTGGTTGAGTGATTTCTATTGGTAACCACAGAGGTGATTTAGTCTGTAAATCCTTGGATTTCCCATCTTTTTTTAACCAGTAATACATACTATTCAAACTAATATTTTGCTGTTCGCACCAAGCTGTAACATTTTTTTTGCCGCTCGCTCGAAATGCAGCAATGCGTTCTTGCCACATCGCCTGTTGTTCAGATTGTGTCATGAAAAAACCTCCTAACGAATGAATATAGTGTGATTATCACACAGCACTGAATTCGTTAGAAGGTGTGTTGTATTTGGCGCTTACATACATACTATTCAAGATGTCGAATTTCAAACATCTTTGATTGAACTAAAAAACTTTTACGAAAAAAATTCTATGGTACTTTCTTTTGATATTGAGGAACTCGAAGTTAAGGTTCAAAGTATGTTTGATGACTTTGTATTTAATAATCAATTGAATTTAAACAATCAGTTGAAATTAAATAATTTAAATAAAGAAATAGATTTGTATAAAGAGAAAAAAGAATCAGCTTGGGAAGAGCTTTTAGAAAAAGATTATCTTCAAGTTTTTGATGACATGTTAACGATAACTAAAACCGCAATTAGATGTGTTGATGAAATGATGGAGAGACGACATCAAATAAGAGATAAGTAAAAAAATACTCAATGATAAGTCACATCTAACCAATGTGGCTTTTTCTTATGCATTAAAAAAGACTCCTATTAAGGAGCCTTTACTTTATCTCTATTTTCAATTCCTAATCGTTTGCCTTCAGGTAACTTGTTGAAAAGGATTTCAATCTTTTTAGGATTAGAAATCCTATCTTCTACAATAAAGTTAATTAGGTTAAATAATTGAAGAGCTGTTTCAATATCATCCTCTAAAGCCAATTGACCAGGATGTACTGATTCATTTCCAATAACTCTTACTATATCTAGTGCTTGTTGTACCATAGGGTTTAATCCCTTTTTCACCAATGAACCAATATCTTTATTGATATCTTTTCCTGACTCACCAAGTTCAACCATAAGTTTTTGTAATAATAGCCTTAGTATTGCAGCAGAACCTCTAGGAGATTTATTAACTATCGATGCTGCTTCAAAATAGTCCGCAACTAATTCTGTAGGTAAATCTTCGTGAGGATTAGGAGCAGTTGATTTATCAGGGAATAACAGTGATTTATTTAACCATAAAGATTGTTTATCACAATGACTACATATAGAAATTTCCAAATTGTTCATAGGTCTATAATGACCTGCAAAATATGATGCTTTATACCAGTCTTGATTTGCATACACATCGCAGTAAGGACAGTGAAATTTGTTTTCTAGGTATTGTGGAGGGAAATATTTAACGATAGTATCTCAACCTTTTCTAATTTTTAACTATTTTATAATTCAAACCGCTTAAAGTCAATGCTGTTATTAACTATTATTGAAAAATAAGGAATGGTATTTGATGAATTGTCTGACAGAAATAAATTTATGGATTTAGAAAGAAAGGAGTGATTTCAAATGCCAGTTTTAAATAAGGATTCTCAATCTGTTAAATCAATTCTTGTTTCGTGTGATCAATGTCATTCTACATTTGAACTTTCAGAATACAAAAAGGAATCTGTAATTCTAAATCAGAATTCATTATCTAATCAAAAATCTGTGGAAGGCATCAACAAAGATATCGAACACATTTACTTTAACTGTCCATCATGTGGTCATACATACACATGCTACTACACTGATGAGTATACTCGTAAGCTACAGGCAGAACTACGCTATACACATAGGCAACAGGCAATCAAACCTAACGCTAAGATAGCTAGACAAGTGCAACAGTTAGAGCAGTCTATCAAGCGAGCTATGGATAGTGTACGAGCTGCAGCGAATGAACCAAGTGGTAATGCATGACCAGTGACCACTCAAACTATGTAGTAAACCTAACTATAACCATCTTATTAACACACTGTGAAAGGTTACGCAAGAGATGTAACGGATGGATAAGGAGGTAACGATGACTAGTAGACCACTCAAGCCATGCAACAAACATAACTGTGGACTGCTAACAACTACACGGTACTGTGAGGCTCACACACAGGAGACGACGAATGATAACAGATACTATGACAAGCATCAAAGGGATAAGCGTTCCAACTCTTTCTATCATTCAGGTCCATGGAAGAAAGCTAGACCACTAGCCATATTAGAAAGTAACGGATTATGTGTTGCATGCTTCAAAGACAACAAGCTAGTACCTGGTTACATTGTGGACCATATCATACCCATTAAAGTTGATTGGTCGAAACGATTGGACTTAGATAATCTACAGTATTTATGCTTGGGTTGTCACAACAGAAAGACAATCAAAGATAAGAAAAAATAATTAATTTTATTATTTTATTTCTAATGATTTTAGAAATTATATTTATGATTATTTCTGAAAAAAAGTAATATCCCCCCTGCTTTAATTGTGTGAAAATCAAACACAATTTAACCGCATGGGAGTTTTCGTCGGACAGAAACCCGTTTTTGAATATTTTTTTGAAGGAGGTGATAGTGATGGCTGGACGAAATAAACAACCTTTGCAAGTGATCCAAGGAAAAGGTGCTTCAAAGCATTTGACTAAGGATGAAATTAGAAAGCGTGAAGCACACGAAACCGCAATGCGTGGGGATATTGACAAAGTGAAACCACCGACATATTTAACAGTTGCACAAAAGAAGGAGTTCAATATGATAGCTGAAGAATTAATAAAATTGAACATCTTCAGTAACCTAGATGTGGACTCTTTAGCGCGATATTTGGACTCAAAACATCAATATTTACAGCTAATTAAGGATATGAAAAAGATAAAAGCTACTGAAGTTGTTAAAACAGAATCCGGTAAATCCATAACAATTGCTAATGATGATTATCCAAAATTGATACGAACTAAAAACACTTTATTTACTGAATGTAGAACGGCTGCATCAGATTTGGGCCTTACTATCACCTCGCGTTTGAAATTAGTTATCCCTTCATCTGCAACTGTGGAAGCCAAAACAGAAGCAGAGAAACGGTTTGGTAATCGCTTATGAGTGTACTTGAAAGAGTATTTGTCTATTGTGATGACATTTTAGAAGGTCGCATAAAGGCTTGCGTAAAACATAAATGGGCAGTAAAACGATTCCTAAAAGATTATGAGGATTGTCAAAATGATGACAATCCTTTTTATTTTGAAGAAGATGAAGGTGAAGATTTCTATTATTGGGCTCGTGAATTTCATCATGTGGAAGGCGTGCTCTCTGAACAAGCTGTAGAATTAACTGATTTTCAATTATTCATCAGCGTCAACATCTTCTGTTTTAAGAAAAAATCAAATGGAGCTCGTCGATTCCGTAAAGTCTATATTCAATTAGCACGTAAAAATGCAAAGTCACAATTCTTAGCAATCATTGCTTCTTACATCACATTCTTGGGTGAAGAAAAACAGCGTGCTTATATTGCAGGTTGGCAAAAAGATCAATCCGATGAGGTATATGAAGCTGTTCGAGATGGTATTGCATCATCAAAGTTACTTGACGGTAAATGGAAAGAGGCCTACGGAAAGATTGAGGTTTTTAATAATAGATCCGTTATCGTCCCGTTGTCTCGTGAAACTCGTAAAACAGGTGATGGTAAGAACCCATCTGTAGGAATTGTGGACGAATACCATGCTCATCAAACTTCTGAAATTTATGATGTATTGCAGTCTGGGATGGTTGCTCGTAAAGAACCATTAATGGTTGTTATCACAACGGCAGGATTTGATTTGAGTCGCCCATGTTTCGTTGAGTATGAATATGTCAGTCGCATATTAGATCCAAACGATGATATTGAAAACGATGATTATTTCGCTATTATCTGTGAACTTGATGAAGGCGATGATATCAAAGATGAGTCAAATTGGATTAAAGCGAACCCTATTGTTGCTACATATCCAGAAGGCTTAGAGTCAATTCGTTCAGATTTAAAAGTAGCTTTAGACGTTCCAGAAAAAATGCGTTCTTTCATGACCAAAACCATGAACATATGGGTGGATATGAAGGAAGGTGGCTATATGTCATCAGCCAAATGGAAGGCTTGTGAAATAGCTGAAATGGATACTTCAGGATTCGATGTTTATATTGGAGTCGATTTATCGAAAAAGATTGATTTAACATCAGCGGGATTCGTTTTCCCGACAGATTATGGCTTTCACGTTGCGCAACATTCGTTTATGCCAGAAGAGGCACTAGCTGAAAGACGTGTAAAAGATAAAGTACCTTATGATCTGTGGATAGAAAAAGGTTGGCTAGATGTGACACCAGGCGCGGTCGTAGATTATTCATTTGTTGAGAATTGGATTGTTAATGAAGTTGAAGCGAACGGTTGGAATCCAATTATGCTTTGCTATGACCCATGGGGAGCGACTCAATTTGCTCAAAACATGACTGAAAAGGGCTTTGTGACTGTTGAGATTAGACAAGGTTATGGAACTTTATCAGAACCAACAAAAGATTTTCGTGAAGCTGTTTATCAAGGTGATGTTACTCATGTTGGGGACAAAGTATTATCCTGGGCTTTTGGAAATGCGATAGCTGAAATGGATGGCAATGAAAATATTAAACTGTCCAAAAAGAAATCACGTGAGCGAATAGATCCTGCAGCAGCAGTTATCAATGCATTTGTACAAGCCAAATTTGCAGAAGTAAATACAGGTGATGGGAATATCAGTTTTATGTCTATTAATGATTTGTAGGAAGGATGAAAACAATGAATTTTTCATTAGTGATGTTATCGGAAGGGAAAAGTCAATTTGAAAAGCAACTCAAACGAATAGAAAGTGAAATTGAAGATAGAACAAAAGAGCTTTCAGGATTAGAAGAGCAAAAAGAACAAGTGATAAAAGCGATTGCAGACTTTAATGAAACTATAAATTTATTAGAAAAATAGTCACTCCAATGAGTGGCTTTTTATTATGTCCTCAGCACCATCAACTGTGGAAGAGAGAAGGTGAAACTATGCAGATTTTATTTGATCATCCTTGGTGGACAACATTGTGGCTAATAATTTTAAGCTCAATCCCAACAATCAGAATTACAACTAAAAAAGATTAATTTAAATCAAATAATGTTTGAGGAAAGTAGGTGAAACCATGAAACGGCTAATTGAACGACTGAAGAAGTTATTCAAAAAGAAACGGCCATATAATCCACTTCCGCATAGAGAAGTACACTTAATCAACAACGACAACAGCTGGTACCGCAAAACTTTTGAGCGACCGCGGAGGGTGGTGAAAAAATGAAATGGTATCAAAAATATAATGTAAAAGCGAAAGCAGCAATAGCAGGTTGGAAGGGTAAAGGTTATGACTTTACTAATTGGTTCGGTAGAACTTTTTGGGGAATCGACAACAGCCAACTAGCAACCAACGAGAATATTTTTAGTGTAATTACACGAATATCGAACACTATGGCTTCTTTACCGCTGAAATTACAACAAAAGCATGAAACGATTCACAACAATGTTATTGATCTATTGGTAAACGAACCTAATCCGAATATGAGTGGATATGAGCTCATTCAAAAAATGGAGACATCACGGAATGAAACAGGTAATGCATATGTATTAATTCAACGTGATATACGATTCCAACCAGAAGCATTGATTCCATTAGATTCTAATTATGTTACACCGTTTATCAATAGTGATGATGGAGCGTTATGGTATAAGGTACAGGCCGAAAAAGGCACTTACTACATCCACAATGGAAATATGTTGCACGTAAAGCATATTACTGGAGCTAGTCGTTGGTCTGGTATTAGTCCGATAGAGGTTCTTAAAAACACACTTAAATATGATAAAGCTGTTCAAGAATTTTCACTCTCTGAAATGGAGAAAAAAGAATCGTTCATCTTGAAATATGGTGCGAATGTAAAAGAAGAAATTAGAAATAGTATTGTTGCAGATTTCAAACGTTTTTACGCTGAAAATGGCGGTATTTTGTTTCAAGAGCCCGGTGTGGAAATAGATGAAATCGAACGTAAATATGTAGCATCTGACACGTTAGCATCCGAACGCATTACACGTTCACGGGTAGCTAACGTTTTTAATATCCCAGTTTCCTTCTTAAACGATAACGAGGGTAGTTCATACGGATCTAATGAACAAATGATGTTGCAGTTTGTGACGATGACTTTAACACCAATTGTGAAGCAATTTGAGAAAGAATTTAACCGTAAATTGCTTACAAAAGATGATCGCAAGAAAGGTATGGAATTCAAGTTCAATCTTGGTGGATTATTACGAGGAGATACGGCAGCACGTACAGCATTTTATCAAGTTATGTTACGTTCCGGTGGTATGAAACCAGATGAGGTTAGGGGGCTTGAAGATTTACCTCCTGAAGGCGGAAAAGCAAATGAATTGTGGATTTCAGGTGATTTATATCCAATGGAAATGGACCCTTCGCAACGTAAAACAACATCAACTAAAGGAGGTGAACAAAATGACCAAGAAGCTGAAACAACAAAATAGTTTTTTTCAAATGAAGGCTTCGGCTGACCGCAAATCGGCTGATGTTTTTATTTATGGAGAAATAACCAAATATGCATGGGAAGAGTATGGAGAAGTCTCATCTATCTCTTTTAAAAATGAATTGGATGCTTTGGGTGATGATATAGAGGTTATCAACCTATACATTAATAGCCCTGGTGGAAGTGTGTTTGAGGCGATGGCTATTATAGCTATGTTGCAACGACATCCGGCTGATATTATCTCGCATATCGATGGAATAGCAGCGTCCAGTGCATCTGTTTTACCAATGATTTCTAAACGAATTATCATGCCAGCTAATGCAGTAATGATGATTCATCATGCGATGCAAGGGGCTTGGGGTAATGCAAAGCAACTGCGTAAAGCAGCAGATGATGTGGAACGTATTAGTAAAGCCATGTGCCAACATTATCTAGATCGAGCAGGCGACAAAATGACAGAAGAAAAATTGTACGAAATGCTAGAAGAAGATACGTGGCTAACTGCAGAGCAGTGTTTAGAATTTGGTCTTTGCGATGAAGTAATTGAAGCTAATCAAGCTGTTGCGTATTCGTTTAATGAAGAATGGGCGAAGAAATATAAAAATGTACCACAACAACTTCTACTACAACGAAGCATGCCATCCACACCGACACAAATGAGTGCTGAAGAAAAAGCATTACGTGAAAGCATACTTGCAGATTCGAAGGCGAATCTTACTTATTTAGAAACTATCCTATAAAAATAGAAAGAAGGAACATTACATGACTTTATTTGAACTAAAACAATCAATGGCTACATTAGGACAACAATTACAGAAAGTTGAAACAGAGTTATCTGCAAAAGCTATTGATCCATCAGCATCTCTTGAAGATATCCAGGCAGCTCAAAAGTCGAAACAAGATTTTCAAGCTCGTTTCGATATCGTGAAACAACAACATGACCAATTAGAAGCAGAACAAAAGGCGAATTTAGCAAATCAAAAGGGTGTAGGAGCTATAGAAGATCCACAGCAAAAAGTTGTGGTTGCAAAAGCCTCTCTAATCCGGTCAACTATGCGAGGTAAAGCATTAGATGTAGATGTACGTGCTGCACTAGGCGATGACTCAGCATCTGGCGGTGGTAAATTCTTACCGAAAACTGTATCCCAAGACGTTATTCTTGCACCTCTTGCTAAAAACCCATTAAGAGGTAACTCAGCTGTTACACAGATCACAAATTTAGAATTACCGCGTTTAGCATTTACACTAGATGACGATGATTTTATCGCTGATATGGCAACTGCAAAAGAACTAAAGGCGAAAGGTGATACTGTTGCGTTCACTCGTAACAAATTCAAAGTATTTGCAGGTGTGTCTGAAACAGTTATCAACGGATCTGATGCAAACTTAGTATCGCATGTTGAGAACGCTCTAAAATCGGGTGTTGCTGCAAAAGAAAAGAAAGTAGCATTCGCTGCAACTCCTAAATCTGGTGAAGAACACATGTCATTCTACTCAACAGAAAACGCCATCACAAAAGTAGAAGGTTCAGATACTTACACAGCTATTCGCAAAGCAATTGCAGATTTGCATGAAGATTATAGAGATAATGCTAAAATCGTAATGTCATATACTGCATATTCTGAGCTTATCGAAAAATTAGCAAATGGAAATGCAACATTCTACACAGCGCAACCTGAGCAGGTGTTAGGTAAACCAGTAATTTTCTCTGACGGTGCATCAAAACCTATTGTGGGTGATTTATCTTATTCTCACTTTAATTACGATATTGGCGAGACTTTCGAGAGTGATAAAGACATCAAAACAGGTATTGAGCAATTCGTTGTAACAGCTTACTTTGACCACCGTATCAAATTAGCTTCAGCATTCCGTATCGCTGATGTAGTCGCTAAACCCTAATAATCCCCTTGGGATAGGGGAGGCAACAATCGGTACGGATTTTATTATTAAATAAGAGGTGAAATGTAATGCCAACAAAAGAAGAATTAAAAGAAAAATTCAGCACTGGTAAAAAACCTACAGGTGCTGATTTTGCTGCATTAATTGACGGAGTTGAAGGTCCAACGGGTGCAAAAGGCGCAACTGGTGCTGCAGGTACTCAAGGACCCAAAGGTGACAAGGGAGATGCAGGTACAGCGGGTAAAGATGGCTTCGGCACAAAAGCGCAGTATGACGCTATTATCGCTAGACTCGACGCACTTGAAAAGACTTAAAAGAGGGTGATTTGAATTGGACAAACTCTTAAATGATCTAAAAGAATATTTACGAATTGATGGAGACGATGAAAATGCGTCTCTTTCTTCATTTTTACAAGCGGCCATTTTGCATCTTGAAAATGCAGGTGTACAACAACCATCAGAATATTACTTACAAGTCGATGACAAGGACGTATACGCACAACACAGACTAGCCATCCACATGCTTGCTACACATTTTTACGAAAACAGGATAGTCATTAATCCGACGAGCATTAAAGTCGCTCAAATACCTATTCCATACGGATTACAGTCATTGATTTTGCAATTGAAATGGGTGTATGTGGAATGAATTATCGTACAAATAACAATCCTGGGGAATTGAAACATCGTATTACATTTTTATCTCCACCAGGTGGCACCGATGATGATGGTTTCCCTATTTCAGATGATACGAAATGGACTGACCATATAACAGTGTGGGCGGCTATTAAAACATTAAAAGGCAAAGCTTTTTATTCAGCAGCAGCGGATCAGTTGCAAGACTTAAAAACGTTCGGCATCCGTTATCGAAAAGATGTGGATGACAATATGCGGATTCGGCATAAAAATAAGATTTATAAAATTATTTCCATGACTAACGATGATGAAAACAATCAATGGCTGACCATTCATGTTCGTGAAACTGAGGAAGGTGAAGTTTAATGGATTTTGAATTCACTGGATTAGAAGAGTTGCGGAATCGATTAACGGGAATGTCCAATGCAAAAGTAATTGAAGAAAAGGCATTAAAAGAAGCCGGGGAATATCTTCGAGACAAACTAGAATCAAATGTTTATTCGCATGGATTAAGAAAACGTTCTGGTAAATCAGAGCGAAGTTTCAAAATAAGTCAACAAATTATAAATGGCGCCATTGAGGTTGGTTTATCCAATCAAAACAGTGACGCCTTTTATTTATTCTTTCATGAATTTGGAACATCTAAAATGCCTGCAAGACCTGTGGTGAGGCCGACTTTCGAACAAGAGAAATCCAACGTAGAAAGGAAAATGGCTGAAGTTGTAGGGAGGGAGTTAGGATTATGAGTTTAAATAAATTAATAATCGATACTCTCAAACCAATTGGTATTCCAGTTGCTCTTTTAACGTACACAGGAACAGCTACAACGTACATTACCTCCTTTGAATACAACGAAATGGGTGTAGTATTTGCGGAGGATTCAGAGCAGGAAACACGTCATTCAATACAAATCGACGTGTGGTCCAAAGGCAATTATGTGGATGTAGTCAAACAGGTAAAGAAATTATTGAAAGAAATAGGTTTTTTGCGCATCAATGTACATGAATTTTATGAAGACGATACGAAAATCTTTCATAAGGTTTTGCAGTTTTATTATGACGATCAATCAGAAAATAACTTATAAGAAAAGGAATGATTATATATGAGTGGTGGAGTATTAGTTGGTTTAAAAGATTTATTCTTTGCACCTGAAAAAGTAGGCGCTGAAGGTGGGTATGACAAACCTTACCGAATTGCTAAAGCAATGGAAGCGAAGGTATCACCAAAAACTTCTAATGCAGTTCTTTACGCGGACGATGGAGCGGCTGAATCAGCAAGCGCAGAAGGTGAAACAGAAATCGAGTTAGGCATTGATGCACTAGCAAATGATGTATATGCAAAATTACTTGGAAAGCAAGTTGTGGGGGGCGGTGTAATTGATACAACGGCAGACACTGCACCAAATGGAGCGCTAATGTTCCGTTCAAAAAAATCTAATGGTAAATATCGTTATTTAGTGTATTACAAAGGTAATTTTCAGTTGCCGGAAGAAGAATATAAGACACAAGGTGATTCTATCGAATATAACACTCCAAAAATTAAAGGAGTGTTCGTCCACAGTGATACAATCATTGATACCAAAGGTAACGGTGTAAAACGTTGGTTGCAGGATGAGGATGATGAAGGGGTAGATCCTGCAGTACTCGCTAAATGGTTTACAGAAGTACAATTACCGCCATTCTCAGCAACACCTACGCCCTAGTAAACCCCTTGCTATAGGGGATGCGGTAATAGGAACGGATTTTATTATTAAGTAAGCAAACGGAGTGAGTCGGATAATCGGCTCACTTTTTATTTTTATTAAAAATTAGGAGGAATAGATGATGGGTAAATCAACTAAAGCAGAAATTATGAAAGATGAAGGTGTAAAGGTGGTATTAGGTAACGTGGAAGAACCAAAAAAAGTCAAATTAGCAGATGGTAAAGAGTACGAAATTAAATTTGATTTAAACTCCCTTTGCGCATTGCAAGAGAAGTTTGGAGATAACGTATTAACAGCTTTGGGTGGTATCGGTGGGTCGGATTTCAAGTTAATTCGTACAATCTTATTCTCAGTTTTAGAACACGAAGATTTAACGGAAAAAGAAGTCGGTTCGTTAATCGACATATCTAATATTTCGAGCGTTGTAGAAGCGTTGAGTCAAGCTATGGGCGATGCTATGCCAGCAACAGACGAAACACAAGGAACTGAATCGGGGAAGTAATCGAGTCGAACGAATTGCCGTTCGATTTTTTTATATACATCGGGACCGTCCATTTAAACAGGAATGAATCTGAACTGTGGAAGATGACACCACGCAAATTATTAACTCTTTGGGATAGTCATTGTACTTTCAAGGATTGGAAAAAAGAGAACAAACAAGAACAGGCACCTAAAGTTTATGCGGATCAAGTGAAGTGGTAAAAAAGTCAAATCGTGAAAAGTTGGTGAAATAATATGTCCAATGCAGAGGTTGGTAATTTAAAAGTCAGTTTATCCATGAATAGCGCTAATTTCCAACAATCCCTAACTAGTATCGATAGAAGCATAAAAACACTCGGGCAAGAAATGTCTATCGTGCGAAACAAGGGTAAAGAATGGGGAAATACCACAGAGGGATTGCGTGCTAAGCAGGAAACGTTAACCCGTTTATTAAGTAGTCAAGAAGCCAAAGTAAGAAACTTGCGAGCAGCTTACGAGAGGTCTAAACAAGAAACTGGTGAAAACTCAGCGGCTACAGAACGTTTAGCAGCTCAACTTAATAGAGCAGTTGCGGAATATACCCGTACAGAGACAGAAATTCGCGATGTCACCGATGAATTACGACGACAAGAGGCAGAGTTAGAACGTGCACAATCCAAATGGCAACGTGCCGGTGAATCAATGCAAAGAGTTGGCGAAACCATGCAAAAAGTTGGCTCTAAAATGAAATCTATTGGTCAATCAATGTCGTTGTATGTAACGGCACCGATTGTTGCGATGGCTGGCGGAGCTGTTAAAGCGGCAATTGATTTTGAATCAGCTTTTGCAGGTGTTCGCAAAACTGTAGACACATCTGAAGCAGGATTTAAAAAGCTTGAAACCGGCATCCGTGAAATGTCTAAGACTTTACCAACATCAGCTAGTGATATTGCTGCAGTTGCAGAATCAGCAGGTCAGTTAGGTATTGCTGAAGATAATATTTTAGGTTTTACACGAACTATTATTGATCTAGGCGAATCTACCAACTTAACCAGAGAACAAGCAGCAACAGAGTTTGCTAGATTTGCAAACATAACGGGTATGTCACAAAAGGATTTCGATAAGCTAGGCAGTTCCATTGTTGCTTTAGGAAACAACTACGCCACAACTGAATCCGAAATATCAGCCATGGCTATGCGTCTAGCAGGTCAAGGGAAACAAGTTAAAATGAGTGAATCTGATATTTTAGCACTCGCAGCGACAATGTCCAGTTTAGGAATCGAAGCTGAAGCAGGCGGTACAGCCATGTCCACAGTCCTTAAAAAAATGCAAACAGCTGTAGCAGCTAACGGAAAATATTTAGAGTTATATGCTAAAACAGCGGGTGTCACTGGTGCGGAATTTAAAAAGGCGTTTGAAACAGATGCAGCTGGTGCTCTTGATTTGTTTGTAAAAGGACTTGCTAAGTCTAGTGGCGAGGGTGAAAATTTAACAGAAATATTATCTATCCTTGGTATTAAAGGCATACGAGAATCTGACACATTACTACGTATGGCAGGAGCGTCTGATTTATTATCAGGTGCTGTTAAAACATCCTCAGATGCATGGAAAGAGAATACAGCATTAAGTAATGAAGCTGAACAACGCTATAAAACCACAGCTTCACAATTATCGGTGCTAAAAAACAAACTTGTGGATGTAGGAATTACAATTGGTAATATCTTAATTCCCGTCATGATGCAAATTGTGGACAAAATAACACCAGTAATCGAAGGCTTCTCGAAAATGGGTGAAGGTACTCAAAAATTCATTTTAATAGCAGGCGGTATCGTAGCAGCTATTGGGCCGATATTAATTGTAGTTGGTATGTTAGTCAGTTCAATTGGTACTATCGTGACTGCATTTGGCGTGGTTAGTACAGCAATAGCAGGTGCAGGTGGAGCAATGGGAGCGTTAGGGGTAGTGATGACTACTCTAACAGGACCTATTGGTTTAGCGGTAGGCGCTATAGCAACAATCGGTACGGCCGCATTATTGGTTGCTAAAGATCTTAAAAAGCCATCGTTAGAATCAAAAGTTTTTGGAGATAGCATCTCAGAAGGTACGCAAAAAGCAGTTGGTGGATTTTTAGAATTAAACGATAAAGCTACAGTGGCACTTGATCAATTGTCTTGGTCTGGGAAAAAGGTTACTAAAGATATGGCTACAGGTATTATTTCAACATTTGACGAGATGGGCAATCAGATACTTTCAGAGATGAAAACTGATCATACCGAGCAGTTGAAAAACACACAAGATTTCTTTAGTAGAAGTAATACATTATCCAAAACTGAAGAAGCAAAAATTGTGGAGAATGTTAAAAAGTCACAAGAAGAACAGCAACAAAAAGTGACCGACGGCCAAAATAGAGTCAAAGAAATTTTAACAACAGCTAAAAATGAAAAACGTGCTATTACGGATGCTGAACGTACAGAAATTAATAAAATTCAAGAAGAAATGAAAACCACTGCCGTTAAAGTAATGTCACAAAGTGAAGCTGAACAAAAGGCTATTCTCGCTAGTTTAAAAGCAGAAGCTAGCAAAATAACAGCGGAGCAAGCAGCGGAAGTCGTGAAAAATTCTAAGAAACAAAAAGATGAAGTTGTTAAAGATGCTAATGCACAATACAAAGAATCTGTGGCTGAAATTATTCGCATGCGTGATGAATCTAAAGTTATTACTGCAGATCAAGCGGATAAATTAATTAATGAAGCGAAACGTCAAAAAGATGGGATGGTCAAAGAGGCAGTAGATACCCATGAAAAAGTAGTATCTGAAGCACAAAAACAAGCGGATGAACATGTTAATAAAGTTGATTGGGAAACAGGTGAAATTAAATCTAAGTGGCAAGCTCTTAAAGATGATATAACTAACCAGATGACACTCATTGGTACAGCTATTTCGCTTCAGTGGGACAAAGTCTATAAAGCCACTACTGAAAGTCTTTCAAATACGAAAGAAGCAATCGTAACCAAACTAGGCGAATGGAAAACATCTATAACGGATTGGTTCTCATCGATACCTGATGTAATATCAACAAAGATAGGTGAATGGAAAACAGCAATATCTGAATGGTTCACTACAACTAAAGAGGGTATTACTACAAAGCTATCTGAGTGGGGTACAGCGATTTCCGAATGGTTTACCTCAATTCCTAGTGTAATAACAACGAAATTAACTAAATGGGCAGCGTCGATAACTAACTGGTTTATCACAACAAAAGAAAATATTGTTACAAAGTTAGCAGAATGGGAAATTGCAATAGCAAAATGGTTCTCATCGATGCCGGATGTAATAGTAGCGAAATTAACTGAGTGGGGCACAGCAATTAAAAATTGGGCAATAGAACAGAACGAAGAAAATAAACGACAGTTTGCTGAGTGGGGAGCAGCTATTGCTGTTTGGTTCTCATCGATGCCAACCAAAATCAGCAACAAACTAGCCGAATGGCAAACAGCAATTTCTGAGTGGTTTACTGCTGCAAAAGAAAATATAGCAACAAAGCTCGTTGATTGGGGTGCCGCAATCTTTGATTGGTTCACAACAACAAAAGAAAATATAGCAACGAAGCTTGGCGAATGGGTAGCATCCATAACTAACTGGTTTATTACGACAAAAGAAAACATAGTAACAAAGTTAGCTGATTGGAGTGCATCAATTTTAGTTTGGTTTACCTCAATGCCAGGTAAAATCAGTGAAAAATTTACCGAATGGGGTACAGCGGTATCTAAATGGTTTACAGATACGAAAGAAAATATCACTACGAAGCTTGAAGATTGGAGTAAATCGATTTCTAAATGGTTTAGCGATATGCCAGGTAAAATTGGCAAATTATTAGACGGTTGGTGGACGAAAATGTCCACATGGTTCTCCGAAATTCCTGCTAAGATTACCGCCAAATTCGAAGAATGGTGGAAAGCGATAAAAGAGTGGTTCACCTCTGTTCCCGAAAAACCAGAAATTAAAAACATGGGTAAAAATCTCATCGATAAAGTTTCGGACGGTACGAACGAGAAGAAACCTGAGTTTATGGATAAGTTAGGGGAAATCATTTTTGATGTGGCAAAAGGCGCCTTAATGCTAGCTACTGTAGCGTTGATCGCCACAGGCAGAGAGATTATCAAACGTATAATCGAAGGCGTAACAGCTATGAAAAACAAATTAACTGATAAAGCTAAAGAGTTAATGGATTCTTTCAAGAACAAAGTGGCTGAGATTGATTTAATACAAGTTGGTAAGGATGTTATTGCAGGATTTGTTAACGGTGTTACTAAGAAAATCGAAGATGTTGTAAAAGCAGCTAAAAGCGTTGGTAGAGCATTTCTTGATGCAATGGACAAAACACTAGACCGAAACTCCCCCTCAAAAGAAACCGAAAAACGAGGTAAGGATACTGGGCAAGGGTTTGTTAATGGTATTGCGAAAAAAGAAAAAGATATTGAAAATGCTGCTAAAAAAGCGGCAACAAAAGCTCTAAAATCTTTTAATACTAAAATGCAAAAGTTAGATTTAAAACTTTCCGCTGGTACCATTAGTACAAAAAAATATACTGAGTCTTTAAAGAAAATGAAGCAAGAGTATAAGTACGTCACAAATGCTACAGAAAAGCTTGATGCAAAGATTGCAAAAGCAAGTACAAAAAAAGCGGCAGAAGAACAAAGAAAACGTCAACAATTGGCAGCTAAGTTGCAAAAAGAATTTAACACAAAAATGTCTAACTCAGATTTGAAATTAAAAGCGGGGAAAATAAATACAGTTGAGTATGAAAAATCTTTACTAAAAATAAAAAAAGATTATGCAACTTTACCAAATGCAACCGCTAAAGTTGATGCAAAAATTACTGCGCAAAAAAGTAAAATGAGTGCAACACAATTTAAGAGAGATAAAGTCGACTATGCAGCTAAGAAAAAAGATGCAGAAGTATCGATGGCTGAAGAATTAGCAATTTTAAATACGCTCTCCAAGCATTATAAAAAGAAATCCGACGAACGCATTCACTTCGAAAATCTCGCTAAGCAAAAGAAGCAAGAGATTACAGCAGCTAAAAAGAAAATTAATGAAGATTATCTAAAGAATGTACAAGAGTTGAATCAAAAATTAATCGATGGCGAGAAACAGCTCAAAGAGGAATATAAAAAAGCTGTGGATGATCGTGCTAAGTCTCTATATTCATTCGCAGGATTATTTGATGAAGTCGCAGAAAAAGCTGAAGTATCTGGTCAGAAGCTTATCGATAATTTAAAAGGTCAAATAGATGCCTTTAGTGTTTGGTCTGATAACTTGAAAGCATTAGGAGCACGTGGATTAGATAAAGGTTTGTTATCTGAATTAGAACAGATGGGTCCATCAGCAGCGGCAGAGATTGCGGCTCTTACAACTTTATCTGACGAACAATTAACACAGTATACAGATTTGTGGAGGGAAAAGTCTAAGCTTGCTCACGATCAAGCGGTTGGTGAATTAGAGGGTATGCGTATTGATACAGCTAATAAAATTGACCAGTTAAATCGTGATACTAAGAAACAATTAAAAGAGTATCAGACAGAGTGGAAAAATTCCATGCAGACCGTTACTCGTAATACTAAGTCGGAATTAAGTGTGATGCCCGATATCGGTAGTTATGCTGTACAAGGGTTAATTGATGGAATGAATTCTCGAAAATCTGAACTTGAAAGAATAGCATCAGAACTTGCAGCAATTGTAGCTGGTACTGTAAAAAATGATTTGGGTATCCATAGCCCAAGCCGAGTATTTAAAGGTTTTGGTATCAATGTTAACGAAGGATTTATTCAAGGTATCCAGCAGTCCACAGCTAAGTTAAAGCAAGCACTTGCTAGTACTTATAATGGTATGGCTTCCACAGCACAGAGCATGATGGGGATGACTAGTGTAAGTAATAATACTCACTCAACAACCGAATTGAAAACAGTGAATTATAATACGTATCAGATGACATACCAATCTCCAAAACCACTAGATCCATACGAAGCTAGTCGCATGACAAGAAACTCATTAAAAGAATTAGGACTTCAACTGTAAAGGGGTGATGAATTGGAATCGTTCAGCAGGAAAGAAAAATTAATATTTGATAATAACAGAGGGCAGTCACTTGAGATATCAGTGACTAGTCCTTTTTTCTTGGAAAAAGCAGATGGTTTGGAAGCTCTGGAAAATGAGTTTTACAGCAACAAAAATTATAACGAAGATGGAACGAATATTAAAAGTTCTAGTGTAAGGGAAAGAAATATTGTGATTGGTGGACGTATTAGATTAGACAAACAAATTAATCGTCAAAAATTAATACGTTTTTTTAATCTAAAACATAAATTCACCTTAAAGTATACGAACGGTGATATAACAAGGTTTATTGATTGCCGTGTTGAAAAAACACCTGTAATTAGTAAAAGTTTTTTACCCGAGTTTATGATTTCTTTTCTTTGCCCTAATCCTTGGTGGTATACAGCTGAAGAAAAAAATGAAATTGCAATGTGGGTAGCTGCCTTTGAATTTGAACTAGAAATTGACGATGAAGGAGACGGTATTGAAATGGGTTACAGAGAGCCAAATAATGTAGTCAATGTATTTAACAATAGCGATACAGTGTCACCTTTACGCATTCAATTTAAAGCATTGGGTAGCGTTGTCCGTCCGTATATCGAAAACGTTGATACAGGCAGAAGAGTAATGATAGATGCCACTTTAATTGGTGGGGATATCGTAACCGTAAACACTAAGCAAGGTGAAGAATATGCTGTCCTAGAGCGAAACGGAAAAAAAATAAATTACTTTAACTATTTATCCCAAGATACAGATGTCCATTTATCTGTAGATGTGGGTGACAACCTCATTCGTTATGATGCATCAGAATTTGTTGCAAACTTAGAAGTATCTATATATCACACACCACAGTTTGTGGGGGTGTAGTAATTGTTATTTGTTTGTGATGAAAATTTTAATCGACTAGGTATGATTGGTAGCTTTTCTTATCTTCTGTGGAGGAAAAAGTACGGTCCATGTGGTGAAGCTGAATTACATGTAGATGTGACCATGAAAAATATTGAGCTACTTAAAAAAGGAAATATTTTATTTAGGCAAGATGACAACGAAGCTATGTATATCTATTTTCGAGGATTTAGTGATGATAACGGTATAGATCAGTTAGTTGTAAAATGTTTCTCGGTATTAAGATGGACAGACCGTCGTATCTTGTGGGGAATTTATAATTTTTCAGAGACAGTAGAAAGTGCTATTCAACGTATGATTACAGAGAATTTGATAAACCCGTCTGTTGTAGCACGTAAAATTCCGCAAGTGCAATTAACAGCAATAAAAAATATAACTGGACCCATTATAAAACAAATCTCATATGACGAGGTTTACAGCTCAATCGATGATTTATGCAATACGTACGATTTAGGAATCAGGTGTATGTTCGATGGTAGAAACCTTAAATACGATCTATATGAAGGTACTGATAGAACGATTAATCAAATGGAAAATCCTCGTATTATCTTATCGAAAAGTCGTGCGAATTTGTTGAAACGAAAATATGAGGATGCCGACAATGATTTTAAAAATACAGCCCTAATCGCAGGTGCTGGTGAAAGTTATGAAAGAAAGACAGCTACGATTGAAAATGGGGCTGGATTATCTAGACGTGAGTTATTCGTGGATGCTCGTGAGATTTCAGACAAATATGATCAGCAAGACGGGGATGGTAATGCGATTGAAATTCCATACGATCAGTATCAGCAATTGCTTTTAACTAAAGGTACGGAAAAACTTGCAGAATACGACGAATTCATTTCCTTTGATTGTGAGTTGGACGTTACAAAGGATAATACAAAATACAATAGAGACTTTTTTCTTGGCGATCTAATTACAATACAGGATGAAGAACTAGGAATCTTAATGAATAGTAGAGTGCTTGAGGCGGATGAGGTTTTTCAAAATGATGGAAAGTCTATTTTCGTAAAGGTAGGGAAATCAGTACCTACTCTTCCACAGGCTATAAAAAGGATGGTGAAATAAATGATTAAGTTTGGAATGTTTAACTCAGTAAATGGTGATAGAAAATATAAAGCAAATGATTTCGCGTCTTATTTTGCCACGTTTATCGGTAATGGTATCTTTGTAAATCCAAGTGATTGTTTGCAAATCATTGGCAACCTTGATGCGATGAGTGTCACATTACGACCAGGTAAGGCATGGATTAATGGTTATTACTTAACGAATGATGATAATTACTCATTAGTATTAGATAAAGGTGATACATCATTAAATCGTATTGACCGTATTGTGGTAAGGCTAGATTTTATCGAGCGTAAAATGTTGGTGGCTATTAAAAAAGGAGTACTATCCGCATCACCAGTGGCACCAGAACTTAAGCGTGATGCTGATGCATATGAGTTGGGGTTAGCAGATATTTATATAGCAAAAGGATCATTAACAATTTCGCAATCAGCAATCACAGATACACGACTAAATAAAAATCTATGTGGATTAATGCATGGTGTTGTAAATCAAGTCGATACTACAACAATTTTTAATCAATACCAATCGTGGTTCAATGAATACTCCACGACAAAAGCTAAAGAATTTTTGACTTGGCAAACTAATGTTACGACAGCGTTAGAGCATTGGATTGATGCTCAAGAAAAAGATTTCGAGGCATGGCGAAAAGCCGAAGAAGATTTGTATTACGCATGGCTAAGTGCTCGAAAGAATGGTTTTGATTCCTGGTTTGCGACAATCAAAGATATTTTAGATACTAATGCAGCAGGCAATTTACTATTGCACATCGATGACCATAAAGATGCAGCATTGCCGCATAAATTTACAGATGCAGATAACAAAATATATAAATATGGATTTAAGACCAATGCAGCTAAAGATGGTCTTATTTTTGTTTATGAGGAGGTTTTATAAGTGCCAGAAATTAATTTACCAACAAAGGTAACGCAAGATGCTATTAAAAAAGCAGTTGATAACGTAAATACTACATTAACTACAGTTAATACGAATGTAAGCTCAGTTAAAACAGATGTTAGTACCGTTAATGCAAACGTTAATACTGTTAAATCGCAAACAGCATCTATTCAGTCGGCTATCAGTGGCTTAAGTTCAGCTAGTTTATTTAATGGTAGTCAGAGAATTACACTTCCTGTAACGGGTTATGAAGAATCATATGTACATTTCTTGGCATCCGGAAAGCTCTTGATACCGAGAATACAAATCCAAACAGGTCAAAATAGAGCAACTATATATTTAGACGGTACAATATATGGAACATCACAAGGTTCAGATATTGTATTGGAAGACGTTATAGTTAAAAATTCAATAAGAATCGCCAGTAATGGTACCAGTTGGGTCTTTGTTCAAAATTATATTATGTTTTAAGGGAGTGAAAAATAATGACAGTAGAATTCTTACGGGAATATGAAGATGATGGATTTAAAGTCACCGAGTATACACGCGACGGTGAAACAGTATCACATACAATCCGAGTGCCTATTATCACAGAGACAACGGAACCAAAGCCAACACTAGAAGAATTACAAACACAAACTCTAATTAATACAGAGTATTTAGTCACCATGCAAGAGCTATCAAATCTAAAAGGAGAGTGATTTTAAATGATCTACATGTTATGTAAAAATGTTATTAAAAGCAGAAATTATGAACATCAATCAATGTGTAACAAATTAGATGTATTTTTATTAGGTGATCGTATCAAGCCTGCACAACATACAGAGCTTAACGATTTAATGAAAGCTCAACAAGTAACAGAGCAAACGCAGTCAATCGACTAGCGTTATTTTTATTGTTAAAAACAGGGGTGATGGTTATGAATAATGTTGGGTTAACAGATGATGAACTATCATTAATAGTTACATCCTTGAAAACGACTATTGACGGTTACGAAAAGTATATTGAGCGTCACGGTAAAGAACAAATAGATAATATAACTCTCGAAGCATTAGAAGAAATGAAAATACTATATAAAAAAATTGAGTCAAAATATTATTAAAGGATTTCTCCTCCTATTATGAAAAATTTAGAATTTAATAAGAGTAGGTCATGCCTTCCACAGATTATTGTGGAGGGTTTTTATTATGCAGAAAAGAGGTGTAGGAATGGAAAAGTGGATTGCAGGAGTTACAGGTACAGTCGGATTTTTAGTCTCATATCTAGTCGATGGGGTGGGAATGGCAGTGAGTATTTTATTAGCTGTAATGGCTTTAGATTACGCAACAGGGTTAATTGCAGCCTTTGTAAATAAGCAACTAAATAGCCGCATTGGTACCACTGGATTTGCTCGTAAATTATACGTGTTGTTATTGATCGCGGCCGTTTATTTAGTGGAGTCAATTTTGTTCGGCAGCAATCATGTGGGAGATGGAATTGCAATCGCATATATCGCAATTGAGTTTATTTCAATCACAGAAAACGGCGTAAAGATGGGTGCGCCAATGCCACCATTCGTTTCTGATTTGTTAGCAATGGTGAAATCTAAAACAGAAGGGAAAGAAAATTAATATGACAAAAACAGTAGCAATCAGCGGTGGCCATTACGGACCATGTACAGGTGCAAAAGATATTGTAGACGAAGTAACAGAAGCGTGGAAAATCGCAAAACAAGTGGCAAAATTATTGCGAGCTAAAGGTATTACAGTCCATGAGTTTTATGATACGGTTTCAAAAAATCAGAGCGCTAACCTTGACCGTATTGTAGCCTTCCACAATTCAAAAGAACGTGATTTAGATTTATCATTCCATCTTAATTCAACTGTTCGAAAAACAGAAGGTATTGGTTGTGAAACACTTTATTATGATGCGGTTGGTTTGGCCAAGAAAATTACAGATGCGATATGTGCAGCTACAGGCTTTAAAAATAGAGGTGCTAAGGAACGTAAAGAATTAGCATTTTTACGATGCACAAAAGAACAAGCTGTATTGTTGGAGCCTTTCTTTGTATCATCTGTGGAAGATGTACGAATCTATAAGGAGAACTTTGATTCAATCTGTGAAGCAATTGCGGATGCGGTTGCAGATCATTTAGGGGTGAAAGTGACTACTGTATTAAAACCAGTGAGCAAGCCGTCCACAAATAATAATGAGGGATACTACAAAAATGGTACGGGCTTATACCGTATCGAAAAAGCTTGTAACGCTTATAATGGGGTTAACTTTGGTAAGTCTAAAAAAGTACAGGCTCTTAAAGTAAATGAAAAGTATACAATCGTGGATATCGTTAAGTCTGGCAATGCATATCGATTAAAAACTAAAAGTGGTCTTTTTATCACAGCTAAAAAGGAATTTGTTGAAAAAGCGTAGTCACTGAGGCAATTTGATTTGGACAACTATACGTAACTCCATTTCTCGAATGCTCTCATGCAATGTTTCTTCTATATTAATAAATCAAATATGTATCAAAAAAGCCCTATCCTATTGGACGGGGCTTTTTTATTAAGAAGTTTTTACTTTTGCGGTTTTCTTTCTTGTAGTTGGTTTTTTCTTTGTAGTCTTAGTCTTAGTCTTATCTAGCGATGCTTGAAGTGCCGTCATCAAATCAGTAACATTATTAGGGACAGGTTGCTTATCGCTTACTGATCCTGTCTTTATTTAACGAAATGGTAGTTTTTTCTATTTTAATTACTAAAATTGTTATAATAGAACAATATAATTACCGTTCAATTTATAAACTAACTTGGACAGATGTTTTTAAAAGCCAAAAACATCTAAAATAGAACAAGTAAAATTGATTAAATATTTTAACCAATTTTTAAAAAAATTGTATTTCTTCCAAATATATGTTATAACTATATTTGGAAGAAATACAAAAGAAAAGAAGGGGATTATTATGAAATCAAAAGTAAATATTATTTTAATGATGTTTGTATTAATTTTAGCTTTTTGGGTTAATACAGATACACCAAAAGCTAATGCATTCAACGAATCAACTGTTACTCTAACCAATGAACCTGTAAACAATTTGGTTAACCTAAACAACTTAGTTACCCCTAAATCTGAATTACGACAAGCATGGGTTGTAAGAACAAAATTTGTAGCACCAATCGTATACCCTATTGGTCCACCAGCAGTAATATGGCATGAGGAGATAATGGAAGGAACACAAATGGCAGGATATCTTAGCAAAGGTAAACCTCTACCTACAGGTGGTCATTATTATCAATATGAAGGATATTTATATAATAAAAAGTATCCTATTCCTACTCAATCAAGAATAATTGAAGGAATAATTAAAAAAATAAATGAAGAAAGATAAGACTAAGACTAAGAGGAGTTTAATATGAAAAAAGTTATTTTGACACTTGGTATACTTTTATTATTTTTAAATCCAAATGACGCTAAAAATGCATCTGCTTCAACACTAAATACATCTGCTTCAATATTAAATACAAATCCAATAGTTATATCATCAAGTGATAAAAAGCATTTCAAAGTTGTAATAAAACGAAAGAGCTATGATGATTTCTTAGAAAAATTTTGGCATAGTTCCGGTGGATATAACGGATATCTTTATTTCACATCTTATATAATAGAACGAGATGGATTTTATTACGGGACTTACACTGGGGATTTATTATACGGCCCTTATATACCCTAATCTATAAAACTAGACACTAACAATAAAACAATATTTTAAACTGTTTACTTATAATTAAAAATTTCAATTAACAAAAGCCTTGCGACATATCAATTGTAATAAGGCTTTTGTTAATGAAATAGTATCGTTGTTTACCTTTCAACTATTCGCCGTAAAGACGTCATGCGATCGAGCTAAATGTTTCATTTACTCGCTTTAGACGATATAAGAGATCTAATTAATTTTAAAAATGAGGATAAAAAAGACCACCAATAGCGGTGGTTATTTTTTTACTTGAAATAAGAACAAATGTTCTGTATACTATTGAAAAAGGAGTGAACATCATGAAAGAACAGCTAATCAAAGCTATGCAGCGTAACCAAGTTATTGATTTAATGTATATGTCGAAAGGTGGAGAGATAACTAAAAGGCGTGTGAAGATCATTAAAATGGTATCTGAATCGTTTCAGGGATTTTGTTTTGTTAAACATGCGAAGCGTACTTTTATTGTAGATAATGTTCTTGCAGCCGTTCCAGTCATCCACAGAGAGAATGAAGTTGTATGATGACACAAGACCAACAAATTCAAGTCCACAAAGCAATTATATTAGAACTTACAATGCGTACACTAGAGCGTGATAAAAAACATCTGGATCAGTTAAAAACTAATTTTGCTTTTACAGCGTGGATAGATGAAGAGTTAAAGAAATTACACAGAGATCTAAGAGATGTGAACCGAACATTAGGTATGCAGGGTTTGAAGGTGCTAGAAGGGACGAAAAAGATTGATGAATATTTTATTGCTTACAGTATCAAAACAAAAGGTAATGATGAGGAAAGGCGATACTCTGTAGTTGCATTAAGAAACAAAGTGAATGAGGAAGTTAAGAAGAGACTTGGATTAGAATATAAAGAAATTTAA